AAAGCACGTGGTATGACTTCAATTAAAACACCAGCATTATTAGCTAAATTACAGTCTAGTGGATATTATTTAGAAATGAAATCCTTAGTACGTATGCTAAACAGTATTTCTGCCGTTGGTAGTGCTAACAAACAAGAAGTAAAATTAGATTCAGCTCTCCCCACTGAAACTGATCCTACTGACGACACTGTTAGTAAAATGGCATCAAAACAACTGTCAAAGAAAGATAAGAAACTATGAGTTATCAAGTAAGCGCACAGCAAGCAAGAACAACAGCAAGAAATGATTTAACGATCTTTGATGAAACATCAGCATTGATGCGTCAAGTTATAGTTGATGCTAGTGCTGGCGCTTACCAAACAATAGTAGATGATGGAACTACAATGACAGAGAGTGATCCAACAGCAACCGCTGATGCCAAAGCATATTTTAATGTATGGCAAGGAACTGACATTGCTGATGTTGCTAAAGTTGACCAAATGAAACAAGTTATTAGTTATTTTGAGAACTTGGGTTATACAATAGCACGTCAGACAAATACTACTACAAATACTACATTTAAATGGGTAATCAACTATTGACATTGTAGTTTATTAGTGCTATAGTCACTATATGTTAAAAATTACCACACCCTACCCGTATCAAGAATTTAAACGCAAAAGTGTAAACGGCAAACGTTTATACGAAAATCCGTATGGCGATCCTGTGCCTAGTGTTACTACTATCCTAAGTAAAACAAAGGATATGACACACCTCAATGCTTGGAAAAAGCGTGTAGGTGAAAAGAAAGCACAACAAATTGTAACTGAAGCCGCTGGCGTAGGTTCAATAATGCACGAAATGCTGGAAGCATGGAGCCTTAACCAAGAGTATACAGGTAAAACTATGCTACAAGCCAAGATGATGGCAGAGACCGTTATAAAAAACGTAGAAGCTGACATTGACGAAGTTTGGGGTAGTGAAGTAAACTTGTGTTATCCAGGATTGTATGCTGGTACTACTGACTTAGTTGGCATGTACAAGGGGAAGCCTTGTATTATGGACTTCAAACAAACCAATAAACCCAAAAAGCGTGAGTGGATTGACGACTACTTTATGCAAGCCGCCGCTTATGCGATGGCCCACAACGAAATATTCGAAACAAAGATTGAGCATGCCGCTATCTTTATGTGTAGTCGAGATTTAGACTGGCAGTTATTTGAAGTAGGCCCAGAAGAGTTCAAAGTTTGGGAAGAAAAGTGGGCCAGCAAGGTAGCAGAGTTTTATAACCTGTCATAAATACATTATAGAGGAACAGATCAATGGCAGACACACGTATTAGTAAAATTAAAGTAAGGCAAGGCAACTTCGCAGATTTGCCCTTGCTTGATCCAGGTGAAGTAGGATACGCAACAGACAATCAAAGGTTGTTTATCGGAAACACTACTATTAGTGTAGGCACAGGTAATGGCGTAATCACAGCATTTGTTGTACCAAGTACATTAACTACAAACGGCGTAGTAGGAGTATTTGATGACGGTTCACAAGTTAATCCTGCTGATTATAGTATTGTTGGAACTACACTAACGTTTGCTACTGCTCCAACTGGTGCTATTACTGCCAACTTTAATGGTGAGATTAGCATGGAACGTTACGCAACGATTCCAAACAGCCTTTCTTTAGCCGCTAACGGCAGTAATGCCACAACTGGCTTTAGTATTGATAGTACACTATACAATATCGCTATCATTGATTATACATTAGAAAGTACTAATGGTGTACGTGTTGGCCAAATCAGAATGGCAACAGACACCAGTGCCTCAACAAGCGCAATTGATGATAATTATACCGAAACCGCAACAGTAGATGTGACCTTTAGTGCAGATATTAGCGTAGCAAACACACTACGTTTAATGTACACTGATGGCGCTAATACTATAACGAAATTTAAATATACATATCAACTTTGGAACAGCAATTAAATAATCAAGCCTGGTATGAGTCACCTAGCAAGCGTTTAAGTATGTGGCGTGACTTCCGTAATGGCTTGGATCAAACAAATACACTTGATGTAAGTAAGACTGTAGTACAGTGGTGGCAAAGTGCGCCATTGGTTAACATATCTATTGATCCTGTTAACCCAGAACAGTGGCCAACACCTTGGGAAATGTTACATCAAGGAAACTTTTGTCAAAATAGTGTCGCATTAGGAATGGCATATACTATCTATTATGCCAATCCAAACATACAAAATGAGCTACTGTATGTAACATGTATTGGTAAAAGTTTTCAGCGTCTATGTGCGCTGATCGATAATAAACACCTGCTTAACTTTGATCACGGTAGTATAAGTACATTACCCACTGAAGATATATGTTCTGTTTCCTACAGAACTAAAATAAAAAACATAATAAAATAACAAATATACCCCGAACTACGATGATTCGGCACTAACATGATATACTATAAGGACGAAAACAGTATGAGCAATATTCAAGTAACAAAAAGAGATGGAAGTAAAGAGGCAATTGACCTCGAAAAGCTACATAAAGTAGCTTTTTATGCCTGTGAAGGTATTAATGGAGTTAGTCCTAGTCAAGTTGAGATGAAGAGTAACTTACATTTTTATAATGGTATTACAACTGATGACATCCAAGAAACACTTATTAAAAGTGCTTCAGAGTTAATTGAAGAAGATGCCCCAAACTATCAATGGGTAGCAGGGCGCCTTATTGTGTATCATTTGCGCAAACAAGTATATGATAGCTTTGAACCTTGGCATATCTTAAAACTAATTACTCGTAATGTAGATGAAGGATGGTATGACCCAGCGTTGCTCACTGACTATACTGCTTCAGAATGGGACGAACTTAATGATTATATTAAACACGAACGTGATCAAGACTTTACATATGCCGCTATGGAACAATGGCGTGGCAAGTATCTTGTACAAAACCGTGTTACAGGACAAAAACTAGAAACACCACAAATGGCATATATGCTAATTGCAGCGACATTATTTGGTAGTTATGACAAAGAAACAAGATTAAAATGGGTTAAGGATTATTACGATGCCATTAGTACTTTCGATATCAGTTTACCTACTCCTGTTATGGCGGGCGTCCGTACTCCACAGAGACAATTTAGTTCGTGCGTTCTTATTGAAACTGGTGATAGCCTCGATAGCATTAACGCAACTACTAGTAGTATTGTCAAATACGTATCACAAAAAGCAGGAATTGGTATTGGAGCCGGAAGTATACGGGCTCTCGGCTCCCCCATACGTAAAGGTGACGCATATCATACCGGGGTCGTTCCTTTCTTTAAAATGTTCCAGTCTGCTACCAGATCATGTAGCCAAGGCGGCGTGCGAAACGGAGCAGCAACATTATATTACCCGATTTGGCATCTCGAAGCAGAAGATCTACTAGTACTTAAAAACAACAAAGGTATTGAAGATAATCGTGTACGTCAAATGGACTACGGTGTACAGTTTAACAAACTAATGTATGAGCGTTTAATTACTGGCGGAGACATTACCTTATTCTCACCTAGTGATGTACCAGGACTATACGAAGCATTCTTTGCTGACCAAGACGAGTTTAAACGTTTATATGAAACAGCAGAGCGTAATACAAGACTACGTAAGAAGACAGTACCAGCACTTGAGTTGTTTAGTCACTTTATGGGAGAACGCAAAGATACTGGACGCATTTACTTACAAAATGTTGACCATTCTAACGAGCATGGTTCGTTCAAAGCAGACATGGCACCTATTAAACAAAGTAACTTGTGTTGTGAAATTAACTTGCCTACAAAACCACTTAACGACTTTAATGATCCAGATGGCGAGATTGCCTTGTGTACACTAAGTGCTGTTAATTGGGGCAATGTACGTAAGCCAAGTGACTTTATCCGTATTGGTAAACTAGCAGTACGTGGGCTTGATGCTCTACTCAGTTATCAGAACTATCCAGTAATTGCGGCAGAAATGGCAACCATGGGCAGACGTCCATTAGGTGTTGGTATTATTAACTTAGCATACTGGATGGCACGAAACAATATGACATACAGTGAGCCTAATCTAGAAATGATTGATGAGTATGCTGAAGCATGGAGTTACAGTTTAATTAAAGCAAGCGCAGACCTAGCACAAGAGCAAGGCGCATGTTTGTGGAATGACCAAACAAAATATAGTGATGGTATCCTACCTATTGACACATATAAGAAAGATGTTGATGAACTAGTAGCACACAAAGAACGTATGCCATGGAAAGAACTAAGAGTACAATTAGCTAAAACTGGTATCCGTAACTCAACACTAATGGCACTTATGCCTGCTGAAACGTCAGCACAAATTAGTAATGCGACAAACGGTATTGAGCCACCACGTAGTTTAGTAAGTATTAAACAATCAAAACATGGTGTACTAAAGCAAGTTGTACCTGGTATCCATCATCTTAAAAACAAGTATGAACTACTATGGGATCAGACATCACCAGAAGGATACTTACAGATTATGGCAGTGTTACAAAAATATATCGATCAAGGTATTAGTGTAAACACAAGTTATAATCCACAACACTTCCCAGATGAGAAGATTCCAATGAGTAGTATGCTACAACATCTAATGATGTTCTACAAATATGGTGGCAAACAGTTGTATTATTTTAACACATTTGATGGTGCAGGCGAAATAGATATTGACAAACTGGAACAATCAAGTATAGTGGAAGATAATATAACAATTGAAGACGATGAATGCGAAAGCTGTGTAATATAAAGAGAGAGATTGAATGAGTGTTTTTGACGTAACTAACAAAGGTAGCCAAACGAATAACTTGGCATTCCTTGATCCATCAGGAGGAGTAACAATTCAACGTTACGATACAATGAAGTATCCTAGCTTTGATAAGTTTACAGACAAACAACTAGGATTCTTCTGGCGTCCAGAAGAAGTTGATACATATCGTGATGGGAAAGACTTTAAACAGTTGACAGACCATGAGCAACATATCTTTACAAGTAATCTTAAAAGACAGATCTTGTTGGATAGTGTACAAGGACGTGGTCCAGTAGAATCGTTTGGTAGCATTGTAAGTTTACCAGAACTAGAGAACTGGATTATTACTTGGACATTTAGTGAAACAATCCACAGTCGTAGTTACACACATATTATTCGTAATGTGTATAATGACCCAAGCGTTATCTTTGATCAACTTATGGATATTCCAGAGATCATTGAATGTGCTGGAGATATCTCCAAGTACTATGACGATCTAATTGAAGGCGCTAGTTACTACAATCTACTAGGTGAAGGCGTACACACAGTTAATGGCAAAAAAGTTGTAGTTGATCTGTATGAACTTAAAAAGAAACTATGGTTAGCACTAATGAGTGTTAACATTCTTGAAGGTGTTCGTTTTTATGTATCGTTTGCTTGTAGTTGGGCATTTGCTGAACTTAAAAAGATGGAAGGCAATGCTAAGATTATTAAGTTTATTGCTCGTGATGAGAACCTACATTTAGGATCAACACAGCTATTACTTAAAACACTAAAGAAAGACGATCCAGTGTTTGAACAAATTGCTCGAGAAACAGAAGAAGAATGTATCAAGATGTTTACTGATGCAGTTGATCAGGAAAAAGCCTGGGCTGACTATTTGTTTAAAGATGGTAGTATGCTTGGCTTAAACAAAGAGCTACTAAGTCAGTACATTGAACATATTGCTATGAAACGTATGAGCAATGCTGGCCTTCCTAAAATTTACAATCAAGCTAGTAACCCATTGCCTTGGACAAAGAAATGGATCGCTGGTGGAGATGTACAAGTAGCACCACAGGAAACAGAGATTACAAGTTATATCAACGGTGGCACAAAACAAGATGTTACCCAAGATACATTTAAAGGATTTAGTTTATGATTACAGTATACAGCAAAAACTTATGCGGTTACTGTGACATGGCTAAGGATTATTTAAAAAAGAACGGATTCGAGTTTGAGGAGATCAATGTCGAGTCTGTTCCAGAAGCACGTGAGTTTCTAATTACAGAAGGTCACAGAACAATGCCACAAATTTATCATGATGGCAAATTATTAGTAGAAGGCGGCGGTATGGCGTTAGTAAGATTACAACCCGAAACTGTACGTGAACTTATTGGAGAAGTAAAACTAGATGTTAAAGATTTCAAACTTTAAAAAAGGCGATGTAATGACTGTTAAATGTAGCACTGGCGAAGAAGTCGTTGCTAGATTTGATTCAGAAGACGACAACGCATTAAATGTAGTAAAGCCAACAGTGCTTACAATTAACCCACAAGATGGTAAAGCAATGCTTATTCCTTGGATTATGAGTATTGATACAAAAAGCAATGATCCAGTGTTTATTGGTAAAGCGCAAGTTGTAGCAATTACAAAAACTGAAAAGAACTTAGCTGACGGTTATATGCAGAGTACAACTGGTATTACGACAGCAACCACAGCAGAAAGCAATTTTCTTATTTAATAAATACGTGTATGAACTTTGTACACAGAAATAATGACAAGAGACTATGTGGAGCCTCAACTAGAGCTATAGTTAATAATGTCAGAGTAAACGGACAATTTATTAGTACAGAGGGCGACCCCAACAGTCATGGTGGGGGCGTTCTTCAAGCTACTGCGACTAGTGGTAGAACTCGTGCTGGCGGTAAACCTATCATCATTTTAAATGATCCCTCATCAGCAGACAGCTATTGCGGACGACCAGGTTATGGTCCTGAACACTGTGGTCCATCAGCGACAAGCGCAAGCGGCGATGTAAGAGCCGGAGGGTAACATGGCAGACTTTACTGATTTTAAAAATGGCTTACAAAATGCCAATGACTATCTTGATACTAAACATCATTTAAGTGGTACCACTGCTTTAGGTAATAGTAACTTACGAGCAGTAGCACAAGCAGAGTATAGTTTTACACTACGTGAACTGTTATGTGGTGTACTAGGCGGCAATGGTATAAAACTTCCAAACATTCAGATTTGTATGAGCGCAAACATTAATGCGCTACTGGGTATTCCAGCACTTCAGGGCGAGCTATATGATGCGTTATCACAATTAGATGGCGCAATGAACGACTTTATGGATCACACTAAGTTAGATAGTATACTTGGACGTCTTAATGGTGTATTATCAGAAGCACAAAACGTTGCTAACATGATTAACTTTTGTAGCGCACCAGTAGATCCAATCGCTATTCCAAATATGTTAGAACGAGCAATGGGTAGTTTCCTTGGTGCTGGTAAAAATTTAATTGATCAAATTGGTAGCATTGTACCTGGGCAAGTATGTGCTTGTATAGGCACAGGCGGCTTTAACGGTAACGTGTTTAATGGTGGTATACTAGGAAACATTGCTAATAATATTGATGCTATTAATGCTGGGTCACTTGGACAAAGTGTAATTGATAGTATACGTAGCGATATCGAAGGTGTTGCTGGTGGTATTAAAGACCTAATTAGCTTTGAAAATAATATTAATGGATCATACAGTTTAGGTGGAAGCCAATTTGCTACTCCTGACCCAAGTTGTAATAGTGGTGTTGGTGTTATGCATAACCCACAAAACGGAAGTGTTGCCAGTAATGCTAGACTAGCTTCAAGTATGAAAGGTTTATATGACAAACTTGCTGGTTACCCAGTTACATATAGACCAGGAACAACGCTTGGTGGGTCAAATGGATCTATTCCACTAAGTGGAAGTAACTTATCACCAGAAGATGCCCAACCAATTGAATACGAAAACATTTTCAAACTATTGTTTGATGATGACTTTTTAACACTATTAGATCAAGCAGACGATCCACAAAGTAATGTAGACAATCAAATACCAGTATACGATTATTGTGGTACAATTATTGGTTATACTACACAGGTAGTACAACGTGAAGATGATAAGAGTTTAGGTAGCGATCCTACAGCACCCAACAGTCCTGGCTACTTGGCAGGTGGATTAAGTACCAGTGATGGAAATACAGCTACAGATAATCCAACAGTAGCAAGTGGTTCTATTTCAGTACAAAGCGGCGGTGGTGCTAATGTTTATTTGGTTAATAGTGAAGCTGCACAGTTAGCACTACAAACAAATACAAATGATTTAGTAGTAAGAACAGACATCTTAACTATATTTGCCCGTTTAGATACAGCGTCATTTAACTTTGGTACAATGTCAGACTATCAACAAAGTAGTGTAACATTTACAGCATTTGGAAAAAACGTTAATGAATTGTCTGGTACAGGATTTGTAGCAAAAGATGGCGCAGTTGCTATAGCAAGGTCAATTAATGGTACTAATAATGAAATAACAGTTATTAATGGCAGTGGCGCTGGTGGCAATCCTACTATTGGTTTAGCTGATAACACAATTATACCAGGACAAGGTTCAATTACTATACCAGTTGGTAGCTCTGCTCAACGATCAACACCAGCTAATGGTGGTATGTTACGCTACAACAACACAACTAATGAAGTAGAAGCATATTATGCTAGTACAAATAGTTGGAGAGATATAGCAACAATTGATGATATCAATGCTCAAAGTAATGTTTTCATTAATATTGGTACTGGAGTAGAAGTATATAAACAAAAAAATGTCAGTAATGAACAGGAATTTAGAAAAATTAATGTTAGTGGTGCTCTTAGTGTTGTACAAAATACTAGTGACATCACTATTAGTGATACACTAACTGCTAGTAATTTAGGTACTGGAGCAGAGATATTTAAATCAAGAGTAACAAATGATTTACAATTCAGAAAACTAAAATCGTCCAACAATAGTGTAACGATTACTGAAAACGCTAATGATATTGATTTAACCATACCAGGTGTAGGTAATACAACCTTAACAACTACTGATGTAACATCAACACCAGCATTGTTTAATGGATTGGTACTTAGCCCTGGTACTAACAAAACTTGGTTCTTTAAGATTTATGTACTAGCTGGGCAAGCTCAAACTAATCGAGCTTGGCAGATACAAGGCGTAGTACAAGATATTAATGATATAGATAGTTTTGTTGGCGCAGTTAGCCGTATAGACTACCAGCGTAATACTGGAGAGTTATTAATTAATCCTTGGAACGCAACTACCGCATACTCAACTGGTGATCAAGTTGAACATGACTTAATTATATACCAAGCAATTAATAATATTTCTGCTAACACTCCAAGTTCTTATACAAGTCCAGATACTAATAGTGATTGGACTGTGATTGACGCAGGATGGAACGCTACTGTAGCGATCTTTAATAATCAACTATCAATAAGAGTACGTGGAGACACAAGCACTGTAAACTGGAGTGTTAAACTAGAATACGTTGAATTATAAATAATACTGAAGAAAACACTTGACAAATAAGTCGTTTTGCCGTATATTATGTAAAGTAATAGGTTATGGTAAGACGTCATGGCATACACTATAACTTAACCATTGGCAAATGAAAGGCAAAAAAATGAGATCGAAAGATACTGGAAACGGGCGCAAAATTATGGCAAAGGTCGAAGTACCCTTGGGGGTAGACGACATAACATTATACGCATTAAGATACCTCGATGAGATTGGCGACAACGATCCACGAGAAACTGTATTATCAAGCACAAAAAGAGAAATATTTGGATTTGCGAAAAGAGCATTGTTCTTATACGGCGCAAATGAACCAAAACACTATGTAACAAACAAACTTAACGGACAGGTAAAAGTAGTTCGTAAAATTGTAGAATATAAATTTCCAGAGTGTGATTAATGAGTAATGTAATAAACTTCAATCTAGAGAGAGCAGTGCGTAAAAGCGGATTGCATCGAGCAGAATGTAAACAAATGATTGAAGACGGATTTGATCCACTGGTTCCAAATGATGTAGAAGAATACGGCGACTGGTTTTCAGTAACTGGTAATTTCCATCAGGAACACAATTGGACAGATGAAGCAATACATATGTTGCTTACTGAAATTTTAGCTCAAGACCCAGAATAAATACATAAAACAAAGAAGTGGACTAAAACTTGAGCGATACCCTGGTTTTGAATGCAGACGCACAACCTGTTAGTTTCTTACCATTAAGTGTGGTACAATGGAAAGAAGCAGTAATGTATATGTACCATGATAAATGCACAGTGCTTGACTGGTATGACGATTGGATTGTCCGATCTCCCAGTTGGGAAACAAAAGTGCCAGCAGTTATTATGCTGAAAGATTTTAAGCACAAAACACGTAGGCCCCGATTTAGCAAAAATAATTTGTTTTTGCGAGATTTATATGAGTGTGGCTACTGTGGTGAAAGACATCTGAAAAGTGAACTTACAATGGACCATGTCCTGCCTGTATCAAAAGGCGGCAAGACATCCTGGGTCAATTGTATTACAGCGTGTAAACCTTGTAATTGGAGCAAGAGTGATAAAGTAGGACCAAATTGGCGTCCATTATATAAGCCTTATCAACCAGGATACTATGAACTTGTACGTAAACGTAAGCAGTTAGATTTTGCTGTACGACATCCAAGTTGGTATCAGTGGCTTGATTTACAAGATACTTAAAAACTTCTTGACAACTTATAACATTTATGTTAATATGGTGAAGTTGTGTGACTGTTCACACACCGGGAGACATAACCCGTAAAACCTAAAAGGAGATAAAACTATGGATATTCTTAAAAAGATTAAAGGATGGGCTGCTGGCCTAACAGACTTGGGACTTTCAATTGTAGCACTACTGCTAGTTGTTGAAGTACTAGGATTAGGAGCGATTCCGTTCTTCCCAGAAACAAGTGTAGTAAGCAACGTATCAGCGATGCTAGGCACACTAAGCGCAGAAGGCCTAATGGGCTTGATTGCTATCTGGGTACTATATGCTATTTGGAATAGAAAATAGACAGGCTTTAATTTAAAAAAAATTATAAGCTATTGAGAACGCAGGAAACTTTTCCTGCGTTTTTGCTTGACACCAAGACGTTTTGGTGCTATAGTCGTAGTATGATAACAAACAAGGAAACAAAAATGATGCTTACAGGTTACACAGAACAAAAAGTTATTGAAAACTTTGCTGACGCATATTTAGATGGAGATGTAGTTCGTTGGGTATCCAATGACCGTGTTCCATTTCTTGATATGGTAACTGACTTTGCAACATTAGGTTTGATTGCTGATTTTCAAGTTGAACTTTCTGAGAACACTCGTAAGATTGAACAGACATCATTCTTAAAAGAGTACATGATTTCACAAGCTAACCGTTCAGAAGAACAAAAGAACGAAGAGCGCATGATGGCGCAAGCGGCATTTGGTCCAGATACTCAAGTTGTTAACGTAATTACAGGAGAAGTTTTATAATGACTATTGAATCACAACTACCAATTGATGTACTCAATAAAATTGAGAACGTATATGATGATGTACACGGCGGGCCATATGATCGTGGTGGCGCTGACAGTTATTATGGAAGAGCTTTTGATCCACATTACTGGCCTCAAGGTACACAAAAAGGTGCTCGTGTTGAAATGAAAGACATGACTCCACTAGAAATTACTGCCTATACTAAAGGCTTTAATGATAATGAAGACGCAGGTATGTTTAAGGAATGGTAATTAATGCTTGACATTTGTAGTTTTAATCTATATATTATTTAAGTAAGGAGTGTTTATTATGGCTACATTTGAAATTGAAACAATTGAATACAACAGACACGGAAGTGTTAAAAAAGAATGTGAACTATTTGGTAGTAAAAAAGAAGCTATCAATCATATGAGAAAGAAAATTAAAGATCGTCATGGCTTACTACAACGAGGTGAGATTAAAGACGGCGAAGTTAAACTTCTCGATGACCGAGGAACTGTCCGACAGAAAATTAAATTTGGACAGATTATATAAACTCTTATACATGAGGCAAAGAGTATGAAAAAACTTATTATGGCAGTTATGATGTTTTTCGCATTTACTCCAGTATCATCAGCAACAGACTTTAAGCTAATTGAAGAATTTCCTGAAGTACGCTGTATGGCATTAAACATCTACTACGAAGCACGAGGAAGTAATTTAGCAGACAGAGCAGGTGTTGCTGATGTAGTTCTTAATCGTGTAAACGATATACGTTATCCCGACACAATCTGCGAAGTAGTCAAGCAGGGGTTACAAGATGATAACGGTAACATGCGCCGTAACAAGTGCCAGTTTAGTTGGTACTGTGACGGCAAAGCAGATAAACCACAAAACCAAGATCTTTGGGTAGATGCTCAAACTCTTGCGTGGAACGTAGTTCAAAACGGCAAGCACCGTGGACTAACAGAAGGCGCAACACACTACCACGCTACATATGTACAGCCTAATTGGGCGTCATCCTTACAGCTAGTAGGACGTATTGGTGCGCATATTTTTTATCGTTGGGAATGAAAATACATAAATATATGTATGAAAATTAACGAAGTAATAAATCAACCACTTGAAGAAGGTCCAAACGACCCTCATATTTTTAAAGCAGTGTTTATGGCCGGTGGCCCAGGTTCTGGAAAGTCTTATGTGGCTAGAAAGATGCTTGGATCTAGCGGCCTTAAATCTGTTAATAGTGATGAGATTTATGAATATTTGGCGCAGAAACAAGACATGGATCTTGGAGATCCAGAAGTTGTTGGTAGTCAAGCAGGTCAAGAAGTACGTGATAAAGCCAAAGAGCTTACACAGAAAAGACGTACTCATTATTTAGATGGTCGTCTAGGTCTTGTTATTGATGGTACAGGCAAAGATGTTGCTAAAGTACAAAAAGATAGTAATGCGCTAAAGTCATTGGGATACGAAACAATGATGGTATATGTAAACACAAGTGAAGAAGTAGCACAAGAACGTAATAAACAACGTGCTAGAAGTATTCCAGCTGAAATGGTTTCCAAAATGTGGAACCAAGTTCAACAAAATCTAATGCAGTTTCAGCAAGTTTTTGGCGCCGCTGATTTCCATGTAGTTGATAACAGCGGGGGTCAAGAAAACCCAGCTCGTGAACAGAACTTTAATCAAGTATTCAAAAACGTACAAAAGTTTTTAAATACTCCACCCAATAGCAGATACGCAAAATCATGGTTATCTGATCAAAAAACAAAAGGTAAAAACTAATGGCACATACAGCAAAATCAATACAAACCTGGATAGATAATTATACATTTGTAGACAACGCTACAGCAAGCAGCGATATACTTTCAGGTATTGTTAAAGATTTATCCGAACATGGATATACCTTTGGACCAACTGAAAATAGTGGATACACATTAAGTATTACTGGTCCAGTAGTGACTCAAGACTTTATTGTTAAAGCGGACGAATAACAATAATGTACGAATATAAATGCTTTACAATCCGAGTAGTAGACGGAAACACGATAGACGCTGAAGTAGATTTAGGATTTAATGTACTTGTACGTCAGCGAATTAAATTGTTTGGTGTTCATTGTTCGGATATTAGAAGTGCTGATCCAAAAGAAAAAGAACGTGCGCAAAAAGCACGTAATCGACTAGCAGAGCTAGTTGGAAAAGAATTTTACTGTAACACAATTATGAATAAGCGTGGCAAGGCTGGTAGAACTCTTGGACATGTCCATATTATGGACGCTAATGAAAACCGTATTGACGTAAATCAGATTCTTATAAACGAAGGCCTAGCCACTCGGTACGGAGATTAAATCATGTTATTTGGTATTTTAACTTTATTAGTCGCACTAACTATCAGTGGAGTTGCGATTTACTATAGTGTAGCAGGGCTAGTTGCTATATTTGCAGCAGCAAGTATTCCTATTATTATAATGGGCGGCGCACTAGAAATTGGCAAACTAGTAGCGGCTGTATGGTTACACAAATATTGGGATCGAGCAGCCTGGTGGTTGAGAGTATATCTTAGTGTAGCAGTACTAGTACTAATGTTTATTACAAGCATGGGTATCTTTGGATTCTTAAGTAAAGCACATATTGAACAAACTGCCGCCGCTAATGAACAAGTAGCAACACTAGAAAGATTTGATGCGGAGATTGGCAGAGAACAAGAGATCATTACTAGAGCTAATGAACGTATTGCCAAAGGAGAAGCTGATGCTGACAAAGAAGATGTTGGTATACAAGCAAAAATAGATAAAGAACAAGAACGTATTGATGGCGCATATACAAGACGTCAACCTAGCATACAAGAACAACTTGATATTATTAGTGCCGCTGAACTAGCACTTGATGGAAGAGTTGCTGTATTTTCAGATGAAATAGCTAGCTTAGATACAGAAATAGTAAGATTAAATGGATTAGTATCAGAGCTTAGAACACAGTTATCCAATACAAGTGTAGCAAGTGTAGAAGAACAAATACAGCCTTATAGAGATCAAATTACACAACTTGATAATGATATTACTAGACTAGACACACAAGCGGCAGATTATGAAGCTCGTATTAGTGAACTAGTACCAGACTATAGCGCAGTTGATACACTAAAGGCACAAATTACAGCAATTGAGGAATCAATTGTTATTACCACAAACAAACTACAAAGTAGAGAACGTGCTAAAATACAAGAAGGTCAAGCAGTAATTGGTGTTACTAGTGACGGACTATTTGGCAGTAATACAACTCGTGCGCTAAATGCTTGGGTAACAGCACAGCAAGAACGCATCGCACAATTACAATCACAAGAGACAGAACTAAGATCACAAGCACAATTAGTTATTAGTTCAGAGCGTGAACGTTTAACTGGCTTAGTTACAGGGCTACGAGGATCACAAACAGAAAGTGTACAAGCACGTAAGCAAGGACTATTGGATACAATTGATCGTATTAGAAATGATGCGTCAAGTAGTTTACAAACACAACGTGATAACATACAAACAAAAATTACTATAGTACTTGATACAGACATACCTGCTGTTAGAGAGCAACGTAAACTAGCACAGGATAGTATTACTGATTTACGTAACTCACCAGATCGTAAAATTGAAAATGCGCAAGCAGAAATGGCTAGACTACGTGAACTAGCAGAAGCAGAGATTTCACAGTCACAAAGTGTTATTGAAAGATTACGTGCTGAAATTCAGATAGGCGATGATGTAGATTTAGATACATTAACTGACGCACAGTTAGCTAGAATTAAAACAGCAAACGATAATATTGATCGTATTACAAATGAAAAGTTTGCTCTACAAGCAGAAGCTAGAAAGCTAGAAGCAGAAGTAGGACCTGTTAAGTATTTGGCAGAGTTTATATACGAGGATGCTGATCGCACTACACTAGAAGATGCTGTACGTTGGGTAATACTTATTATTATATTTGTATTTGATCCACTAGCAGTTGCGCTACTAATTGCGGCACAATACATATTTGAATGGCGTAGAACAGATCGAGGATTACCACCAAGAAATCCACCTCCAGTAAAAAAGCCTAAGCCTGTAGTTGAACCAATAGTGGAAGAAAAGCAGGAAAGCATACTACCAGAATTACAAGAAGTTACTAACAACACAGTAAAGACTCCTATGGCAAAAGTTGTTAAACCTAAGCCAGATAATAAAAAGGTTGACAAACCGCTATATGACCCGTATACTGATACAAGACCAACAAGTAAATTAAGCCCTAGTGAACGTAACGCAAGAACTGTCATATGGCCTGATGATTACGATGGAAAGTTGGCTCCACCTAAACCATATAAAGAGGATGAGTAAACCCCAATGAGGGAAAACAGTATATACCATATATCACCGCCAGACATGAAGTTATTAGATGCTGGTCCAGTTGTCACAGTTTTATCTAATAATAGTAAATTTTTAGATGACATTGAACGAGTACATGAAGCAATGTACAAAAGTGTACCTGTTGTAATTTATAATGCTAATGGACCAATTAATGATAACAACATAGCCTGGCTAATTAGTACAATGAGACTTAGTGACAATGTTTTTGTAGATTTGGACACTGTTACACAAACTGAATTAGTAGCAAGTATACTAAACGAATCTAACACAATTTACTTTAGTAAAGAAGATCGTCAGTCTGATATATTAAAACTATTTAATATACGGAAAGAATATACAGTATATAGTGATACTGATGAATATATGATGATGATTACAAATGAATACATATAAAGGAGAAAGTATGATTACCAAACAATATATAGGCCCAAATGAAAAAATTTAGCAAACCAGAACCTAAAACACCTATTAACGGACAAATACGTTACAGTGAGTTAAGAGTAGTTGACGATCAAGGTCAACTTGGAGTTATGCATAAGTCAAAAGCACTAAAAATTGCTGAGAGTAGAGGATTAGATTTAGTAGTAATAACTGAAACTGCTAAACCTCCTGTCGCTAAGATTTTAGATGCTAATAAATATCTCTACGAACAAAAACGGCGTGAAAAAGAACTAGCCAAACGGCAACGTGAAAGCCGTATTGAAGTAAAAGAGATACAGTTTAAACCTAATATTGGTGATCATGATTTTGACACTAAACTAAAAAATATTGAAAAATTCCTTAGTAAAGGAAATAAAGTAAAACTAATGGTGCGTTTTAGAGGCCGAGAAAACGCAAATAAACAGGTAGGATTTGAGATACTTGCTCGTGTAGTAGATACACTTGAGGAAGTTGAATGGGATTCAAAGCCTAGTTTAAATGGTAATCGGCTAATAGGAATATTAAAACGAGGAAAAAATGGATAGAGATAATAGAAAACCAAGAAGACGAGAACAAAAAGAAAATAGAGGACTACAAGTAGACGTACACAATAACGACATAGCTCGTGCGCTACGTAAACTAAAGAAAATGGTAAACAATGAAGGCTTGCTTAAAGAGCTTCGTGACCGTGAGTACTTTGAAAAGCCAAGTCTAAAGCGTAAAAAGGCCAAAGCAGCAGCACGTAAACGCTGGCTAAAAGAACAACAAAAAAACTCCAATAGATAGCTTGACAATCAGTACCGTATGTACTATATTAGTATTACGATAAGAAATGCCACTCAATGCGCTAGTCGTCAAGTGAGCAAGATAAGAAATACATATACAGAACTACGGGTTGCTACGAAATAAGCACGTGGTGGGCGATAGTTAGCCTACCGACACATAAATAACTGTGGATGCCAATTATGGGTCCACAAAATACATCTTGCTTAATAAAGGAGATATAAGATGAATAGATTAACAACGATTGACTTGAATAAACTTACCCCTCACAGTGTTGGCTTAGAACGAATGTTTAACGACATGTTTAAGTACACTGAACATCCACAAAATGCTGGGTACCCACCATACAATATTGTACAAGAGAAAAACCGTTTCCAAATTGAGATGGCATTAGCTGGTGTACGTATGGATGATATAGATATTGAAGTCGCAGATGGTGAATTAACTATTACACATGAACCAGTTGAAGTTGAACCAAATGAATCAGTACGCTGGGTACATCGTGGAATTGCGCAACGTAAATTTAAGCGCAGTTTTACACTCGCTGATGATGTAGTGGTAGAGGGTGCGAGGATGGAGAACGGCATGCTATATGTAGAGCTTGAACGTATCATTCCAGAAGAAAAGAAACCCAGAAAAATAGAAATTTCAGCAGTATAAAACTATAACACTAGGGGCGGTTAACGCCGCCCCACATAACAATCAGGTAAAGCAATGAGTACAGAACTAGCATCTAAGATCGACACATCATGGATTTTCGCACATCCAAAAAAATACAAAGTTATTTTACTAAATGATGATCTAACTCCAATGGATTTTGTTATAGAAATTCTTATTGGTATTTTTAATAAATCAGAAGCTGAAGCTCATCAAATTACACTAGCAGTACACAATACAGGTTCAGGTATTGCGGGTATTTTTAATTATGAAGTTGCTGAACAGAAATCACATGAAGCTACAACTATTAGTCGTAGTGCTGGGTTTCCATTAACTCTTAAAGTAGAAGAAGAATAATATGAGAATTGAAAATGAAGTACTGTTGGACTACAGCGATGTCTTGATCCGACCAAAGCGTAGCACATTAGGCTCACGCAAAGAAGTAAACTTAGAACGTGAATTTACATTCCGTAATTATAACAAACAAGACATTATGTCTGGAGAATATGATTGGAAAGGTGTTCCAATTATGGCAAGCAACATGGATGGTGTTGGTACATTTGAAATGGCAGACAAACTTGCTGAAGGCAACATCTTTACATGTCTAGTTAAAACATATAGTGAACAAGATTTAATCAAATACTTTACATCTGATTTACCTGAGCGTAGTGACTATGTTGCTATGAGTATTGGTATTCAGGATCGTGACTTAAACAAATTTGAAAAAGTTTATACAGTATGTAAAGAAAATTTAAAATACGTTTGTATTGATGTGGCAAACGGATACAGTCAACGTTTTGTGGAGTTTGTGGGAGAATTTAAATTCCGCTTTCCTAAAGTAGTAATTATTGCTGGTAATGTGGTTACGGCAGATCAAACGCAGGAGTTAATATTAAATGGAGCAGACATTGTTAAAGTGGGTATCGGGCCTGGTAGCGTTTGTACTACTCGTATCCAAACTGGTGTGGGATATCCACAGCTCAGTGCCGTTATTGAGTGCGCTGATGCCGCTCATGGCCTTGGTGGTCATATTATTGCTGACGGTGGTTGTACCTGTCCTGGCGATATTGCTAAGGCTTTTGCGGGCGGGGCCGACTTTGTGATGCTAGGCGGTATGCTTGCTGGACACGATGAAGGCGGCGGTGACGTAATTACCCGATACTATGAAACTAGTGAACTAGAATATCAAGTTGGCGAGCATTTGGCCAATCGTGTACATAAAGTAGAAGAAAAACAATTCATAAAGTTCTACGGAATGAGCAGTGATGCGGCAAACACTAAGCACTTTGGTGGACTAAAAGAGTATCGTTCAAGTGAAGGACGTGAAGTACTTGTCCCTTATCGTGGTGAAATTGCTAGAACTGTGCAAAACATTCTGGGCGGCGTTCGCAGTACATGTACATACGTTGGTGCCAATACACTAAAGCAACTGAGTAAATGTACAACATTTATTCGTGTAAACAACCAGTTTAATAAAACGTATGAGTCTACAACCACCAAGTTATAGTAGCTGCGCAATAACGCACAGTTGCGTTAAACGCATATCGAGTCTACGCAAAATGCAGTAGTAAATCACTGAAATCCATGTTAAATATAAGTGTGAACACAAAATAGTGTTTACACTTTTTTTATGAAATGACACCCTGAAAAGACGGGGGGTATTGCTTTCCTCAAGCATTTTAAAACTTAATCAAGGAAAAACAAAATGTTTAACGACACATTCAACGGTCTTGTAAGTTTACTTGGAAATCCACTTCCAACACGGAAGTTCGAAAAAGAGATGCTTACATACGCAAAAACAGAATACGGAAAAGATTGGCAGTTTGCTTATCAATATATGCTAGATCATTCAGGTTCAGCACCTAACATGGGAGTACATCTCTAATGGCACATTATGTATTAACAGCATCAAGCTGGATTCAAGACGCAATTGAAGGCTTTAATGACCTAGTAAAAAATTATGCTATATACAAAGCAAAAAAAGCTGAATACAGACAGACAGTCAAAGAGCTTAGTAAGTTAACAAACTTTGAATTAAACGACATTGGCATTTGCCGTGGCGACATTCATAATATTGCTCGTGGTGATAGAACACTAACACGTGGCGTAGAAGTAAATAAAAACCTAAAAGGATTCGTATAATGACTGTAGCAACAATGAAAACAAACACATGGGGAATTACATGTAAAACATGTGCCATTCTTTCAAAAGCAATTGTAGCAACTGGAATGTTTTTATGGGCATTTGGTGAATCAGCTGGTAGAGCAAGAGCAGCAAGTGAATTATACCGTCAAGGGTATGTAGAACAAGCACGTAAATTAATGACGGAGAATAATTAATGACTGGTGATATAGCAACGTTTGGCGCAATGATTGGCGCAGGGTTAGCAACAATTGGAATGGGCGGAGCAGCCATTGGTGTTGGAATGATTGTAGGTAGTGTACTTAAAGTAATGCCTAAGAAAAGTGACACAGGCACAATGTTTGTTGGTGTAGCATTTGCGGAAGCATTAGGAATATTTGCATTCTTAGTAGCACTGCTATTAATGTTTGCTGTCTAATGGTAGGCGATCAGCACATTGAAATATCAGCACAAGTGGTACAGAAGTTAGGCTTCTATATGTTTGTGGTAATGACTTCACTAATGGTAATATGTATAGCTTTTGGTTTCTATGCTGTTATTCAAAAATTTAACGAACCAAACTGGAAAGAAGTATGCATCGAAAAAGGTGGTGTGCCAGTACAATTAGAAAAGTCTTACTTCGACTGCAAAAAGATGTAACAAAGAGGAATATAATATGTTTACAAGATTTATGAAACTAATGGAATACAGAAGTTACTGTATGAGTATCAAGCAACTACGAGACATGGGTATGAATGATAAAGCCAATGAAATCTCAGAGTTTAAACATAACATGTATAAAACAAGTTAATGTTAGATCCAGATCACACATACACAAAGCCAAAAGGCGAGAAGAAAAAAGGCGGTAAGTAAGCCGCAGTACAACAGAGTAAAGCACCACAAGGTGCTTTTTTCTTGACTAATTAACTATCAGTGCTATAAATATAGTTAACACACGGAGGCTATATGCAACATTCTATTGAGGATCTTCTAAGAAGACTTGAAGTAATGAAAGACAAAGCTATTCTGTTACATCGAGTTCGTAATGAGTTTAGTGAAATATCATATAAAGATTATGACAAAGCAGCTTGTCAAAATATTATAGACGATATACAAGCAATGGCATTGGGCATTGCGAATGATAAAGAAGGTACTGATATTATTACTGAGATGGAATATAAATGAACTTATCAGGTGATTTTTTAATCAGCATTCCAGCTGTAAATACTGGAACATTTAATCGCAGTGTTGTTCTTATGAATAAGCACACTGGCGATGGAGCGTCTGGTTGGATAGTTAATAAACAATTAGATGATAAAATAACACAACGTTTACGCAAAGGTATGAATCTTACTCGTGACATACCATTATACTTTGGTGGTCCAGTAGACGTAAACAATGCTGTTGTTATACACAGTAATGATTTAAAATTACCTAGTACAAGAAAACTTACTGATACACTGAGCATCACAAAAGACAAGAGTATTGTCAACGTAATGAACATTGGACAATTTCCTGAATACTGGAGAGTAATTGTTGGTAGAAGTTCATGGGGAGCAGGACAACTAGAAAGCGAAATACTTGGCAGCCGTACAAATGGCATTGGTACTTGGATGTCAATAGACTATACTGATCAGTTAATGTGGCAAACAATGCCAAGTAATCAGTGGGAACGCAGTATTGAACTAAGTGCCACACAATTGACTAATAATATTTTAAAAATACCAAATATGTAATTATGTTAGCGCCAGCGTCAACACAAATGTGTAAATACGATGTGGCAAGGAGATACACATGTGTTCACCAGAATTGCGTAAAGAAGCTAATAGACTAAACTGGATGATTAAAGGTCAACTTATTGACTCGTCCGAATCAGACTCCACAGTTGAAAGAATTTATCATTCATATTTTCAAAGACTTTGGAATAACAACGAGAACTACCTTCATGAAGAAGGCTTTACCCAAGCGTGGGAGCAGCAATATGGTAGCCAATAGAATAACAGAGCTAACTGAAGATGAACTAACATTTATGGAAGATTTATTACTAACTGAGTTTAGTAAAGAAGCTGAAAAAGCAAAAACTTGGAAAACAAAAAACCATTACCAACTCCCACATGGAAAACAAAATAGAATACTAAGTTGTCTAAGCGCAGTTAGAAGTCAAAAACAACTTAAAAAGACATTAGCTACTAAGTGGTAATTGGCTCTGGGGGTAGGATTCGAACCTACACGATAAATATTTTGCGAACATCTATCACACGATAAACAGTCGTGCGTGTCTACCACTTTCACCACCCCAGATCAATTTTTAGGCGGCTTTGTCTAAACGTTGTAGTTTATCCATTGCGGCAATCATACGTGTCATGCCAATGCCACCACCTACTCTTTGGAAGAAGTCAAACTTGAGGAACTCTTCTAGTTCTGCTTCTACACGTTCTTTACCAAACAATTTAAACAGCAGCTCAGCATAGTCTCCGTCTACAATACTGTGGAATGTATCACGCATCATATCAACATCACAACTACGTTCTGCTGATCCAATAGTTTCCATACCACCTAAGATAACATCCATCTTCTTAGCAGTGTTGCCATCATCGTTACGTGCCATGTTCCAGAAAGGTGATGTTAGTTCTGGGAAGTCTGTAATTAAACAACTACCAAAGTTCATATCCATTGCTAATTCGTGTTGTGCGTCCATTTCAGTTGATTGACTTACACCAAAGTGTTTTTGCCAGTCGCTGTATGTTTTTTCTGTTAGTGGGTCAAAGCCCAAGTAATCACATAGTTCAATTTCCATCTTTTTAAGATCATCTACATCGCCCGGCATCTCAAACTCAAACATTGGGAAGATAATGTCGTGTCTGCCTGGTATAGCGTTTGGTTCCTGTCTATAGGACGTTGACACACAAAAAAAGCCCTTTGAATCGGGCTTGCTTAATAATTCATGTTCTAACCACATCTGGCCTGTTTGCGGTAATGGCCAAACTTGGTCTGCGTAATTGTATGTTGCTACATTGAACGGATCTTCACATGCGGCAAGTATGCTTAGTCTATTTTGGGTATGTACTTCTAAGAAGCCTTTGTCCAAAAAAAATGACCTTAAAAGGCCAACTGTGTCTGTAAATTTTTGTGGGTTTATGAGTTGCGTCATTTTTTTTCCTTTTCTGAAATTCAGCCTAAAAAAAATTAGCTCAAAAAAATTTGAGTGTGTTTTTTCTATCTAGTCTATTTAGTCTTTTCTATAATCACTGATAATATAAACACATAAGTAAGTGTATAGAAAGTTTACCCTGTGGATGGATCCATGGGGTTTTTTATTATTAAAGGAAATATAATACCATGGGAAGACCATTAAACAAAAGATTATTCGCAAAAGCTGATGCAGGACCAACAGTTGCTGGTAACGAAATTCAAGTACATTTTTACGACGGTAGCGGCGGCGGCGCCAAAGGCTTCATTGTTAGACAACGAGGAACTAGAAAATTTGTAGTTTCCCCAACAGGCGAAATTGACAAAACATATGATTGTGTATTGGTAGCAGGATTAGAACCAGGAGAACTAACATTTGGACAAATGCTAATAAAAGTAAAAGCAGACGATGACGAAGTATACACAGTGAGTAAAATTACTGGACATAGAGCTACCTTGGTGAAAAATGAAGCAGGTAACAATATCTATGACGGCAAAAGCGTTCCGTGGACCTTCAGTGCTGACCTAACTGACGGATATGTACAGATTGAAGAAGCTGGCGATAATGATGTGATTGATGGTTCTCAGACTGATGTCACCGAGTCAACTCCAGAGCCAGATCCAGAGCCAGAGCCTCCGGCGAAGATTACTGGTGTGACCTCAGAGGTACTTAGTTCTAGTTCAATAAGAATTAACTTTACAGTACCAGGTGACAATGGATCTGCAATTACGGGCTATATGGTCTACATGAATGGCTTCGAGCATGGCAATTTTGTTGGTAGCGTCCCGCCATTAACGATAACAGGGCTCAACGCATCCACATCATATTCTATACACGTAAAGGCCGTAAACTCCATGGGTAGTGGTCTACTCTCCGACGCCATATTTGCTTCAACGGACGCAGAAGCAGAAGCGTAAACTATAAGATAAATTACCCCCTTAGTAAAAAAATCTACTAAGGGGGTAATCATTTCCATTAAATAAAGTCTTGACATTCTCTTGTGTTTAGTATATAAATAGACTGTAATGTTGAAGTGATTTGATGATTGGACAGGACCTGGGGGCAGTACCCAGCAGCTCCACCACAAGTACATAATGTGTATTTCTGATGGGGCTGAACTAGGATCGACTGACAAGATAGATGAATGGAGTTACCGGGATATAAGCGCCGTTACCGCGAATAAACTTTCTAAATGCAAACGCAAATAGAGCGCCAGAAATGGCTTTAGCTGCCTAATTAGGTAAGTGGGGGTTTGTAACGCACCTAGCAACAGAAGCGTTACACTATGACGGCTGAAACATAGGTTAAAGTACAGCCAACACAAAAGGAAACCTAATTAATGAAATTATTAAAACTATTTTCCGCAACATTATTAATGTTGGGGTCTTTAGCTGTGTCAGCACAAGCAGATGCACCTAAGGATAACATCACGGTCGGATTTATTTACGTCGGACCAACTGGTGACCACGGATGGACATACCGTCACGATATTGGTCGTCAGCAAGTAGAAGAAGCATACGGCGACAGAGTAACAACACGATTTGTTGAAAGTGTAGCAGAAGGTGCTGACGCTGAACGTGTAATGACACAAATGGCACTACAGGGCGCAGACATTATTTTTGCGACATCATTTGGATATATGGATCCAGTAATGAACGTAGCAAAGAAGTTTCCAAACGTAAAGTTTGAACATGCTACAGGTTATAAATCATCTGACAACGTTGCTAACTATGGTTTGAAACTATACCAAGCAAGACACGTACAAGGTGTTGTAGCAGGTATGATGACAAAAACAAACAAAATTTGTTATATTGCTTCATTCCCAATTCCAGAAGTTATGCGTGAGATTAACACGTTCTTCTTGGGCGCACGTAAGTACAATCCAGATGTAGAACTATCAATTGCGTGGGTTTACACATGGTATGATCCAGGTAAAGAAAAAGATGCGGCAACAGCATTGATTGACCAAGGTTGTGACATTGTAGCACAGCATACTGACTCACCTGCTCCACTACAATCAGCAGAACAAGCAGGCGTACTTGGATTTGGACAAGCAAGTGATCAAATGAAGTTTGCTCCTAACGCACAATTGACAGCAACTATTGACAATTGGGGTCCTTACTATATTAAGAAAGTAGGACAAGTACTAGACGGTACATGGGAAACAGGCGATTACTTTGGACATATGAACGAAGGCGCTGTACAAATGGCACCATTTGCTAATATGCCAGCTGATGTACAAGCAGAAGCACAACGAGTAAAAGATGCTATCAGCGCAGGCGAGTTGTTTGGATTTACAGGTCCAATTAACAAGCAAGACGGAAGCGTTTGGCTTAAAGAAGGCGAAGTAGCAACACGTCAGCAACTAGACACTATGATGTTCTATGTCGAAGGCATTACATCAAAGGTACCTGGTTAATGATTCCAGTAATTGATTTACAAGCATCAGACGCTTTAGATCGCATTGACGAAGCCTACACAACAGTAGGCTTCGCAGTGTTTACAAATGCGTTAACTAATACACATCAACAAGACATCAAGTCTTGGCAAGAACAAATGAAAGCATTCTTTGAACTGCCAATGGATACAAAACAAAGTTATCCTTATAACGCAGATACTAACTTAGGTTATAGCATGGTAGGCGACGAAAACGTTGATCCCACAGCACCAAAAGATATCAAAGAAAGTTTTAACTACAATAACACTCGTATGCCAAATGATCTTTGGCCTACAGAATTACCAGAGTTTAAAGCAAATGCTTTACAAAGTATTGACATTGCTGATAAACTTACTATGAAAATATTATCTAAGTTTGATACTATTTTAGATAGTGGAACTACTCTAGTAGATTCACATTTACAACCATTTAACACAACAAGAGTTATTCATTATCCAGCATATAATGGACCAGTACAAGATAAACAAATGCGTATAGGAGAACATAGTGACTACGGTACTATTACTTTACTTTGGCAGATTAACGATGTACCAGGACTCGAAGTTCAAGACCTTAATGGCACTTGGCATCCAGTACCCTATGCGGATGATGGCGTTGTTTGTAATATTGGCGATTTACTACAGCGTTGGACTAACGATTATTTTAAAAGTACTAAACATCGTGTAGTTAACAGTCATATACATCAACAAAGATATTCGATGCCACACTTTGTAGACCCAACACCCGGCACAATAGTACAAAACTTACGTAACGAACAATCAAAATATGAGCCCATTGAGTCAAAAGAATATTTGATGTGGCGCCTAGCACAGAGTTATTAAAATGAAACAATACATAACAAGTTACCAAAACTTTCCAATTGATGGAATTGATTATAAGGATGTAGCAAGTTTATGCGCATCACAAGATGGTTACGCAGAAGCAAATAACTTTATATATAGTAACCTACTAAAATATTGTCCTGTAGATAAAATTATTGGTGTTGATGCTCGTGGATTTATATTTGCTAGTGTGTTTGCTCATCGTACAAGAGGCCCACTAGTATTAGCACGTAAACCTGGTAAACTTCCTGGTAAGATAGCTGAAAAAGAATACGATTTAGAATACGGAACAAATAAATTACAAATACAAGCAGATAGTATTGAAGCAGGAGACCGTTGCCTTATTATTGATGACTTAATGGCAACTGGTGGCACAATGTGCGCAGTATTGGATTTAGTACAAGAATTAAATGCTTTTACTGTGGCAGTAGCAACTGTTATTGACCTACCTAAATTAGGTGGAAGCGACTTAGTAAAAGCTCGTGGTATACCATTTTACACAGGTGTTGAATACTAATGCAACACAATACACATGGATTTGAGATAGAAGAAAACGAACATGATGTTGTTGATAAAGACTATCCAGAAATTAAAGCAAGAGTAGAACAAACTGAATGGGTAGTAAAATTAAAAAACCAAGCAGGTGAAGAATGGAAAACAAAATGTACAGATCACTATGCTTGGAAAGCTGCAGAATATATTATGGAATTGGAGAAGCAACTAATGGTATTTAGAACAGGCGCAGACTTATTTGAAGTAGGTGACTTTACAAGTCACGCAGGACTTCCACTAGCTTGGAAGATTGAGTGCGATGCTATACGCCCAGAGTGGTGGGACGGATTAGCACGTATGATTATGGATTACCAAACAGAACCTTTTAGTAAGGTAGTTGGTATTCCACGTGGCGGAATGGCATTAGCACACGCTATGGAAAAATATGTAACACCAGGCGACCATCCTTGGATGGTTGTGGATGATGTATATACTACAGGTACAAGTTTTAGGGAATTCTGTACAGACAATCAAACAATGTTTGCATACAAGTGGTGCGCATTTGCTCGTAAGCCTATTGAAGGCGATGAGCCACATGACGTAAGAGCATTGTTTACTATGCCACAAAGTACTTGACACACACTAAATACCACGCTATAATATAGCATACACACACACAGAAAAGGAGAACACAATGTTCGATACAAAACAAATGACAGACATGGCTGAAAAATTCAGCGAGATCTATAAAAACACTGGACTAGATCCAGCAAAATTTACTGAAGCATTCAGTAAAATGACACCCCCAACTATGCCAACAATCAAGTCAAACAAAAATGGCTATGAGATCCGTACCAAAGTACTAGAGATGGCACAAAACAATGTATGGCAAGACTACCATGCCAAATGGGGAGCGTTTGAACAAACAGTAAAACGTGATAAGGATACTGGCGAAGTTGTGACAACTGTTACAATGCCAGAGGTACCAGGTGCTGATGCTGTACTAGAAGCAGCAGACAAGTTTTACAACTTTGTAAACGGTAAACGATAATAACTTAGAGTAGCAGCTGCTACACTATAACGCACGCCATTGCTATTGATTTATGTGCCTTGGCGTGCTATATATATTATATACTGACACAGAAAGGTCAACAAAATGAGAGAATGGGTATTTAATTGCTGGAATGTAGTAATGGATCATGAAAAGAATCCACTAAGTAATATTCCGGACTTTAGTACACGCCATATGATTATGCAAGTATTAGCATGGATGTGGTGTATCGTATTTGCTATTATTGTAAGCAGTATGTGGGCAGGAGTAATTAGTATGGTATTACATGCGTTGTTACTTGCCGCAATCGCAATTACAGTAGCAACGTTTGAAACAGCCAAGCGTAAGCCAAATGTATTTGGTTCTTATTCTGGTCGAGCAAATGGTGGCGAACATGAGTAACCCAAACGAACCATATCACAACAAAGGTGTTGGACTTGCTTTCTTTATTATCGCACTAGCGATGATTGGTGCGCCAGTTGCCATTGGAACAGCAATGGGCTGGTTTAACCTATTCGGTATATTAGGACTTTAAGGAATTAATATGAAGAAATTATTATCAACTGTAGCCGTAATGGTTGCGCTAACTACCTCAGCCTATGCTGAAGACACTACAGTCGAAATGTTAAACAAGCGTGACGATGGCGCTAAGATGGTATATAGTGAAGACATCACACGTATTGATGTAGGCGACACTATCACTTGGGTACCAACATCAAAAGGTCACAATGTAGAATTTATTGCTGGCCCAGATGGTTGGAAAGCACCAAAGAAATCAAAACTAAACAAAGAAGTCGAAATGACATTTGACACACCGGGCGTATACTTGTACCAGTGTTCACCACACAAGTCAATGGGTATGATTGCCATTGTAGTTGTAGGTGATGGAGACAATGATATTTCAAAAGCCAAAGTAAAAGGCAAATCAAAGAAGAAACTAAAGGCATTGTTGGCTGACTTGTAATGCACGGCGATAGGGGTAACATAAAAATAGTTTGGCTTATGTTAGCCCTATGCGTACTACTACACGTTGTAGTAATACCAATTTGGATGTGGAGCGTAGGATTATGAATAAACCAAATGACAAGTTTAAACTTACAGTAAGAGACATTGAACTTATTGAACGTGCCTTACAAGGCAAAATATCAAGACGTGGAGTAAGTG